GGGCTTAGCAGCCATGCGGAAGCAAAGGAAATCTTGAGGAAGAAAATAGGGAGTGCTATGTCTGAAAATGCGAAGTTAGTATGCTGCAACAGAAAAGTTACCACAGGGGATTTGTGGTTTTTAGCCGATATTAAAGGTTTTACGGCAAGAAAAATTTATATCGGAATTTGCGAAAAATGCAAAGAAGATTTAGCAGTTCTTATTGAAACAAGGATTTGTGATAAAAAAGTTTTTATAAACGAGCTAAAAGGTATTGAAGCAGTCAAAACGATTTATAGAGAGAAAAAAAGAAAACTCGTTACACTTCCGAATATTAAAGCAAATTGTCTGTATGGATGGGTATATGGAGTAAATATCGAAATTAAAAACAAAAAAGGCAAAGTTACTCAAATAAGACAATACGCAAGTGATTTTAAAAATCAAAAAACCCTGATTAAAAGTTTTTCTACAGAAGGTTATTAAGTTTCAGACACACAACTCTAAGTGTTATCGGCTTACTCAAAAGCCGATTTTCTTTAAGGTTTTTATGGATAATCTACCTATATTAACAGAAAAAGAGGATTGTTGTTTAAAAAGATACCTCACCAATGGTTATAACAAGAGTGAGGCTTACCGTCATGCGTATGATTGTTCCAATATGAAATCAGCTTCAATATGTGTAGAAGCAAGCCGTTTCTTTAAAAACCCTAAGATTACCCTATGGTTAGATTATTACAAGAAGAATACGGAAAACGTTGTACAGACAGAACTTAATTACACAGCACTTGATTACTTTAATGACTGCGAAGAATTGAAACTTATTGCTCTTGAATGCAAAGATAAAAACGGAAATCCTAATATAAATGCAGCTATTAAAGCTGATGAGAATAAAGCAAAAGTTGCAGGGTTATTAAAAGACCAGATTATTCACTCCGGTAATGTTACTCAAATGCCTTCTGTTGTTGTTAATGGTGAGGAGTTAGTCCTGAACATAGGAGAAGATGTCAATGCTGCAAGTACCAGAGATGCTTAGATGTCCGCCAAAACTCTATTCTGTGATAACAGAATTTAATAACCACTTGTATTTTCTTCTTGAAGGCGGCAGAGGTTCAGGTAAAACGCAGGTTATTGCAAGATGGATTTTGTACATTGGTGAAAAAAGAAAAATAAAAGTTTGCTGCGGTCGTGAAATCCAAAAGAGTATTGAAAACTCTGTTAAGTCTGTTTTTGATGGATTAGTTGAGAAAAATAATCTTAACTGGAGAGTGACAGATAAAGAGCTTATTCATAGAAATACAGGTTCAAGAATATTCTTTCAAGGTTTCAGAGAGCAGGGGGCAGTTTCAATTAAAGGTTTAGATGATGTAGATATTTTGTGGATTGATGAGGCTCAAGCAATTACAAAACCTACTCTTGATATCATCGTTCCGACTGTAATCAGAAAAACAAATTCTAAAATAATTTTCACGATGAACAGGTTTGTACGCTCTGATGCGGTTTATAAATTCTGTGTCGGAAGGTCTGATTGCCTTCATATTAATATCAACTATTTTGACAATCCGTTTCTTAACGAAGCTATGAAACATGAAGCGGAAGTTTGCAAAGCTAAAAACATAAAAGATTATGAACATATTTGGCTTGGCTATCCGCTTGCTCAAGCATCAGATTATCTTTTATCGTCAGATAAAATTCAATATGCTGCTGATTTAGTATTCAACAATGAAACTCACCCCGAAAATAAAGTTATGGCGGTTGACCTTTCCGCATCGGGCGGCGACTTGTGTGTAGCAAAACTTGTCGAACAAAAAACAATGACTTCATGGGAAGAAACTCAAACAGTCACATGGGCAGATCCAGACACAGATATCACAAAAGGAAAGATAATAAATCTCTACGGTATTTGGAAGCCTGATATCTTGATTATAGATGCTGACGGTCTTGGTTATCCGATTTGGGTAAGTGTTAAAAAATCTATTGATGATGCAATCGGATTCAGAGGTGCTGGGGCAGCAAAGAACTTAGCTTGTGGAAACCGGAGAGCAGACGGATATATGGCTCTTAAAGAATTTATTGATAACGGATGGTTGAAACTTCGTTGTGAAAATACAATAAGACAGCTTGAATATATCAAAAGAGATTTTAAACCGAACGGATTAAATTATATCCAAAACAAAAAAGACATAAGAAAAGAACAAGCAGAAAGCCCTGACTTTGCCGATACTTTGATGATGGCAATTTATGCTATCACGTATCATTCTCATTTATTTACGGCAAAAATGCAAAAGAGTTCAAGTTCATATATCAATTCTGACTTCAATCCGTTTGAGTAATTAAAGATAACGGATTTTGAACTTAAAGGAGTATTTATGCTCAAAGATGATAATTTACGTAGATGGACTCAATCCGCCATAGATTGTTATTATCTCGGCTGCATTTGTTCTAAATGTCCAATTAACGACATTTTAGGAAGCCGATGCAGAATGAAGCAAACTGTTTTAGGTCTTGTTAGGAAGTTCGGAAAACCTGAAAAAAGATTTAGTAATAGTCAACAGGTTGATTATTAGCCTGTGCAAAAAACAAAAAAAGGAGAGAAAACAATGTGTTCAACACCTAAAATGCCGACACCGACAGCAACGGTAAAAGAAACGGTCGCAGCTCCGACTTATGCGGATGCAAGTGTTTCAAAAGCATCTACTAATACGAGAAATAAAACAGCCGCCCTTGCCGGACGTTATACAAAAACTTCTCCAAGAGGTTTGGGTGACACTGCGACAACGCAGAAAAAAGAGTTATTAGGCGAATAACAATCTAAACACAAGGATAAAAAGATGAGTGAAGATGTAAAGTACGATAAAAAGTATTTTGAGCAAAGAAGGTCTGAACTAAAGAATATTTTTGAGCAGATTAAACCCGACTTGCAAGACCTTGCAGATTATTTTGCTCCGAATGCGGTAAGGTTTATTGCAAGAAATGTAAATAAACCTCATGTCAAAAGCAAGAAAATTCTCGACAGCACAACATTTATTGCGGTTAGAAACTTCTCATCAGGTATGATGACCGGAGCGACTTCTCCTACAAGAAGATGGTTTAAAACAGCCATCATGAACAGAAATGATAAGAAGTTCAAGATGAGCTACAACGCAAAAACTTGGTGTGCGAATCAGGCGGAATTGACAAGAAAAATCTTATACTCATCAAACTTTTATCAGTTGCTTCCTGAAGTGTACGAACAGCTCGGAGTGTTTCTGTTCTCTTGTATGTCTATGGAAAAAGATTATGAGAATGTTGTAAACTTCAAAGTTCTTCCGATAGGTTCATACTACTATTCAAAAGATAGCAGAGGTATTGTAGATACTGTTTGCCGTAACTACATGGAAAGTGCAAAAAATCTTGTAGAAAGATACGGGTTAGAAAATTGTTCTGATGCGGTTAAGCAAGTATATAAAAGCAGACCGAATGATTTGCTTGAAATCGTACATTTTGTAGAGCCAAACAGAGAATATAAAGAGGGTTCACCTTTTTCTAATCAAAAGAAATATATCTCCGTTACTTATGAAGTCGGAAACGGAACGACATCATTTTTGAAAAAGTCCGGCTTTGATAAATTCCCCTATGTAGTTTTTGAAGCAAGCTGCAACGGCGAAGATGCGTATCCTTCAAAAGGTTGCGGTATTTATGCTCTGCCTGATGCAAAACAATTAATGTCAATGATAAAAGAACTCGGCAAAGCGGTTAAGAAAATGGTTTCTCCTGCTTATCAGGGTTCAAGCAGTTTGAAAAATAAAAAACTATCAGACAATCCCGGATTTTTCAATGAAGATGGCGGTGATGGTACTGTCGGAATCAGACCGATACATGAAGTTAATCCGCAGGTGTTAGAGCTTAAAACAATTATTGCGGAGTTGAGAGAAAATATAAAATCAATTTTTTATAATGACCTGTTTGCAATGATATTGAATACAGCCGAAAGAGGAAGAACAGCTACAGAGGTTAATGAACTTAAAGAAGAAAAACTAGTTCTTTTATCTCCTCTTTTAGAGCAGATACATACCGCATTAAAACAAATTCTTGATTGGATATTCTATGCGGAAATGGATGCAGGTATTCTTCCGCCTGTTCCACAAGAACTGGAAGGGGAAGAAATTGAGATTGAATTTATATCAACACTAGCTCAAGCGATGAAAGCACAAAATATCGCAAGTATGGAAAGGTTTATCACCTTTACTGCAAATATGGCTCAAGCCGTTGACCCTGTTTTGATTAAGAAAATAAAAGGGGAAAGTATGATTGATGATTATGCTGATTTTGCAAATATTGACCCGAATCAGATTGCCCCGAATGAAGAACTGGAAGCTCTAAGACAACAACAAGCAGAAAAACAAGCACAGGCTGAACAGATGCAGCAACTTCAACAGGGTACTGAAATGATAAAAAATATCGGCGGTGCTGACAGTTACGGTGCTGAATTAATGAAAAGATTGGGGATGGGTTAATGTTTCAGGGTAAAGATTTGGAGAATATTGTCAAAACTGTTTCAAACACAGAAGATGGCTTGAATTTTATTTATTACATTCTCGATGAACTCGGTACTTTCTCAACAAAAATAAATGTTGTTGATGGCAGGCTGCAAAACATCGAAAGGGTTGTCAAAAAAGAAGTTGGGGAAAGCATTCTTGAGTTGTTAAGAGTACACAATTTCAAAAAATATATAGAACTACAAGAAAGAAGGAGTAATGACAAATGGATGAAAACATTGAATTAGAAAATGAAAACTTGGATGCAGGTGCTGACAATCAGGATAATGCAGAACAGCAACAAAACAATGACAAACAGGGTAATTCTGATGCGGATTTGGGAAAAGAAGATACAGGAAAAAATAATGCTGCGGATGATAAAGGTATTTACGGTGCACCTGAAATTTATGATTACAAAGATGTAAAAATTCCTGAAGCTCTCGAATACGACAAAGATATGCTCAAAGAGTTTGATGCACTCAACAAGGAAACTAATCTGTCACAGGCTCAAGCGAATAAGTATATGGAGTTTGGTTTAAGGCTTGCTCAAAAGCATAGTGCAGAATTGCCGAAACTGTTACAGCAAGCACAACAAGCGAAGATTGCTCAATTCAAACAGGCTCTTAATACAGATGCGGAAATTTGCGGTGGTGATAAAGCAAAAATGAATGCATATCTTGATACGGCGGATAAAGGTTTTGATGCATTTGCTAATGACGAAGTGAAATCAGCTCTTGCTGATGCAGGGTTAAATTATCACCCTGCAATTATCAAAATGTTTCACCGAATCGGAGAGCTTGTCGGTGACGATAAAATCTATAAACCAAAAGTGCCGTCAGGAACAAATGATGCCGCTACTATTCTGTACGGCAATTCTTAACAGTTAACAAAATAATATGAAAGGAAAAAATTATGGCAACAATCGGAAAAAATTTTTTAACATTGAAAGACATGTACTCACAAATGGAAGGTGACGGTAAAGTTACCGCTGCAATTATTGATTTGTTTGTATCTAGCAACGCAATACTGGAAGATGCTATTACGGTTGAATGCAATCAGGGTACTTCTCACAAAACTACCGTAAGAAACGGTTTACCACAACCTCAATTCAGACGGTTCTATCAAGGGGTTGAATGTCAAAAAGGTGATTACACTCCGGTGACTGATTCAACTGCTATGCTTGATGATTATTCAGAAGTTGATAAAAAACTGGCTGATATCAACAGTAACACTGCTCAATTTAGATTGAACGAAGCAGAAGCACATATTCAAGGTATGAATAAAACCGCAAAAACAAACATTTTTTACGGTTCAAAAGATAAAAATGCTTCCGCTTTTGATGGATTAGCAACTCGTTATAACAAACTTTCCACAAAAGAAGGTGAACTCGGTTATCAAGTTATTAATGCAGGCGGTACAGGGAATGACAATACTTCAATCTTCTTTGTAACTTGGGGTGATAGACACACTCACCTTATCTATCCGAAAGGTTCAAAAGCAGGATTGCAAAGAGAGGATAAAGGACAGGTGACTGTACAGGATGCGGAAGGTAGAAATTATGAAGCGTATCGTGACCACTTTTCTTGGGATTTCGGTTTGTGCATAAGAAACTACCGTTCATCTGCTCGTATTGCTAATATTGACGTTAGTGAACTCGGTGGGGATAACGCTGCTAACTTGATTGATTTAATGATTGATGCGTATTACAGAATTGAAGAACACGCAGTAAACGGCAAAACTGTTATTTACGCAAATAACACAATTAGAACTTGGTTGCACAAACAGGCTAGCGCTAAGAGAAATGTAAACCTGACAATCGATAATGTTGCAGGTAAACCAATCGTTAACTTCTTAGGATTACCGATTAAACTTTGTTCTGAAATTTTGAATACAGAAGCTAAGGTTGCATAAATCTTGGGTGATTTGGGTAAGAGTTTTGTGTGTTTACTCTCTTAAACACACTCTTTATTACTAATAAAAAGGAGAAATAAAAATGAGATTAGACAGTCAAGCTATATTTTCAGACACACAAAAAATTACTACCAGTGCCGCATCAACAAACATTGTTAAAATGGCAAGCACTGAAAACGGACTTACGGAAGTTGCAGCAGGCAATCCAATTCCTCTGCTTGTGCAGGTAGTTGAAGATTTTGCAGGTGCAACATCTGTTTCCGTTGAAGTTCAAACATCAGCAGAAGAAGCATTCTCTTCACCTAAAACTCTTGCAAGTTCCGGCGATATTGTCCTTGCAGATTTAAAAGCCGGTTATCAGTTCCCGATTAACTATGTTCCTAAAGGGAATTTGGGGTATATGAGATTGTATTATAACGTCAAAGGTTCTAGCGGTGCAGGAACAGCAACAGCAGGTGCAATTACTGCAGGTATTGTTGATGCGATTGACACATCTTATCACGATATCTAACTGGTTTTAGGAGTGCAGATTTTTTATCTGCACTCTGTTTTAAAAGGAATTAATAATGAAAAAAAAATACGAAACAAAATTATCTAAAGATGATGAAGCAGAATTTAAAAAATGGATGCAAGCATCAAAAGAAAATGGGACTATTCATCCTGAAGATAATGGTGACGATTATGATTTTAGAGGATTTTGGAAAGATTTAATTAAAGATGCCGATAACGGTAAAGATTTTTCTACAGAAACACACTTCCCTGATACATACAAAAAACCAAATCATGAAACATTTAGCGTGGAAAGTAAGTATGCAAAAGGAAATTTAAAAAAATATGCAGGTACTTGGAACGGTGATGAATATATCCCATCAAAGGAAAGATACAAAGACAGAAAAGATATTGCGGAAATTCTTTATGAATAAAGGAGAAAAAATGGAAGAACAAACAATAAAAATAAACGTTTCCGGTGATACACCTAAACCGAAATTTGATGAATGGGAAATCAAAAGTGCAGCTGATTGCTTAATCAGGGCAGAGGAAATTAAACAGGATGCAGAACTTATGGCTCTTGTAGTACCTGAATTAGAAAAAAGAACAAAAGCATATAAAGGAATTGCTGAAATTCTTTACGGTAAAGAAGAAAACAAAGAAAATAAGGAAGGTTAATTATGAGTAAAAAACTTACATTAAAAGTCACAAAGACTGCTTTTTATAAAGGGGCACTCGTTAATCCTGGTGAAATTATAAAAAATTATTCTGGCGACATTCCTACTTGGGCGACACTTGCAAACGGAGATGAAATGCCAAAAGAAGATAATAAAAATGTTCCGCCTGTTGATGATTCAAAGGTTAAAAAAGACGGAGAAGGCGAACTTGTAACAGTTGATGAAACAAACAATAAATCTGCTGTGCAAGATGAAAAGGAAATTGTTGTGGCAGGTGATGGCGGAGTTCATGAAATCTCTGCTGATGATGCTGCAAAAGAAGGCGAAACTCCTGTTGAACAAACAGAAGCAGAACTCATGGAAGAATATAACAAACTTCTTGATGAAGCAGTTGATAAAAATATTTCTCTTGAGGATGTTGACAAAAAAACAGTTAAAGAACAGATTGCAGAATTAAAAGTTTTACTTGGTAAAGAGTAATTAAGAAAGGCAAAAGTTATGTGTTTGATTACAAGTACCGTAACAATCGGGGCATTATCGATAAGTGCAGCAGTTGCGAATACAATGCTTGCAGTCGGTGCTGTTGCAACAATAGCTTCTACCGCTCTTGGAACTGTTTCCTCTGTTCAACAGGGGAAACAGCAACAAGCGATGTATAATTATCAGGCAAAGGTGGCAGAAGAAAACGCAAAGATTGCACCAAAGAATGCTGCAACAGAAAGACAAACAGGTATCGAAGAAGCACGTTTGCAAAGAATAAAAACTTTACAGGCGGTCGGAAGTCAACAAGCTGCTATGGCTGCAAACGGTATGGATGTTACGCAGGGTACTTCTCTTGATATTATCGAAGATACCGCCGCTATGGGTGAATTGGATGCACTTCAAATTCAAACAAATTACGAAAGAAAAGCATTGTCTTATGAACAGCAGGCTCTTAATTTTGAAAACGAAGCTAATATGGACGTTATTGCCGGAAAGAATGCTTATAGTGCAGGAAAAATAAACGCAGTTAATACCGGACTTAATGGAGTATCTGAACTTACAAATGTTGCTACTAAGTGGTACGGATTTGGCGGTGGCGGCAGTACGTCCGGTACTCGTAAATATAAAACAAGAGTTAGCGGCGGTGTAAGCGGTGATAATATAACATTTGCTTAACACACACTGGGGGTTTTATGGCTTATTCAAAAATAGATATATTTAATATGGCTCTTAACCATCTTTCGATTACCGCTCCAATCGCAACAAACAGTATGAATAAAGATAGTAGAGCGATAATACTTAACAACTTTTATGAAACTGCAAGAGATGAGGTTTTAAAGGCTTTTGATTGGGGGTTTGCCAATACTTATAAAGTATTAACCCTATCAACGGAAAAATCTCCGATTGCAAAATTCCCTTATGTTTATGATTGCCCGAATGATTGTATTGCCGCAAGAGCTCTGATTGATAACATAAAAGGTGAGGAAAGAAAGTTTCAGGTGTTTTCAAATTCTCAAGGCGAAAAATGTTTCCTTGCAGAAATTGAATGTGCTTACTTGAGATACACAAGAAGGGTAGAAAAAGAAGATTTATTTGAGCCGGAGTTTGCTTTAGTCTTGTCTTTTTATCTTGCAGCACTGGCAGGAGAAACAATCACAGGTCAGCAAAAGAAAGCTGAAAGCTGTCTGCAGAAATATGAATTGAAATTGAGAAAAGCGAAACAGCTTAATGCTCAAGAAGGTGCAGCAGAAGATGAAGATAACTCTCAATATTATGATGTAAGGTAGGTTAAAATGGCAGGTATAAGATTAACGCAAACAAGTTTTTCGAGAGGAGAGCTCGCACCTGCTCTTTACATGAGAACGGAAATTGAGCAGTATTCTCTTGGTTCAAAAGAAATTAAGAACGGATTTATACATCAAGAAGGTTGTGTATCTAATCGTTCAGGGTTTGAGTTTATCGGGGAAGTCAAGAATAGTAATAACGATACAAGAGTTTTTAACTTCTGTTTCAATGCAGAGCAAACATATATTATTGAAGCAGGTGATAAATATTTTAGATTCATTCAGGATGGTGGATATATTGTTTATTCTAATACATACGGTGTTACTTATGAGGGTAGTTATACATTATCTGAAACAAGCGAAGGTTTATATACGTATGAACTTGAAGATGATTTAATAATTTATTCTAAAACAGAGTTAGCCGTAGATGTTATTTGTTATAAAAATATTGAATGCACAGAAGAATTTGGCAAGATAACTTCTATCGATACATCAGCTTCAACCATTTCGGTAGATAAAGATGAAGATAAAATTGCAAAAAGAGGGCAGATTGTTGAAATAGAAACTCCTTATAAAAAAGAGGATTTGGAGCATCTTTTATTTGTGCAATCCGCAGATATATTAACAATTACGCATATTGATTATACTCCACGAGAATTAATCAGATATGATCATGATAATTGGGTGTTGCAAGAAATTATTATTGAACCTTCTATTTTGCCGCCTACAGGGATAAAAGCTGTATGGACAGGTAAAACAGACGGCAGTACAAGAGAGTATAGTTATCTTGTGACGGCAGTCGACAAAGAAACGCTTGAAGAAAGTGTAAGGTCGGAAGTTGCATCCGCTACAGGTCACAGAGAAGCAGAATGGCTTTCCGGCGAATATATGACAATCTCTTGGAATGCGGTCGAAGGGGCTTGTGAATACAATGTTTACAGAAATGTAAATGGAATTTACGGCTATATAGGAACGGCAGACGGTACGAGTTTTACTGATGATAATATTGAACCGGATTTAAAAGAAGCTGCTCCGCTGTTTGAAAATCCATTTGAAGATAATAATAATCCTTCGTGTGCAACATATTTTCAGCAAAGAAAAGTTTATGCAAACAGTATAAATAATCCGCAGACTTTCTGGGCTTCTCAAACAGCAACCTCAAACAATTTTAATGTTTCAAGACCGTTAATTGCATCAGATGCCATAACACAAGCTCTTGCCGACAGAGAGGTAAACGAAATCAGACACCTTGTAGGGATGAATCACCTTATTGCTTTGACCTCAAATACTGAATACAGGATAAGCGGTTCTGATGGAGTGTTTCAAGCTAATCCTTCTCCTGTTGCAACTGTTCAGTCAAATTATGGTAGTTCTCATGTACAACCGATTATATCAGGGAATATGATAATTTTTGTCCAATCCGGCGGTTCGGTTCTTCGAGATTTAGGTTACGATTATCTTTCAGATAGTTATAATGGGGCAGAATTATCTCTGTTCGCAAGCCATTTGTTTGAAGGTAAAACCGTAAAATATATGGCTTATGCCAAAGAGCCGTATCGTTTAATTTGGATTATATTCTCTGATGGCACTTGTGCCTGCCTGACTTATAACAAAACTCAAAAAATCTGCGGTTGGACAAGAATTATTACGGACGGATTTTTTGAAAGTGTCGCAACTGTTCGTGAAGGACAGGAAGATGTTGCATACTTCGTTATTAAAAGATTTATCAATCCTGTTTATCAGGGTAGTTATGAATTATTAAACAGTGAAGTAAATTCAAGCGGTGTGATGACATACTCTTATTCATGTAATGAAACTGTTTATTATTCAGACAGACCTTTTGAACTCGGAGCAGATGTATATACAGATGCAGAGTTAGAGAATTTTGCAGGCAAAATAAATGTAATCAATGAGGCGGAGAATAATATAACAATAGGTGGAACTTTAAAAAGATATATTGAACGGACAAAGAAAAGAATTATCAAAACTGTTCAAGAAGGATTTTTTGTTGATTCGGGATTGTCCGCAACATTTGATGAAGAAGTAACAATCATTTCAGGATTATCGCACCTTTCGGGTAAAAAGGTAATTGCTGTTTCTAATGGCGGTGTCATTGAAGATTTATACGTTGATTCAACCGGAAAAGTCGAACTTCCTGTTCCTGTCAATGAAATTACAATAGGTTTACCGTTTGAGTTTAAGTTGGAAACTTTGAATATTGAAGGTGAAAACACACAGGGATTAAAGAAAATTATAAACAACGTATGTGTTAATATCTCTAAATCAAGAGAGGAATTTAAAATCGGCGGTTCGGAAGGATTGTATATTGAAACTGACAGAAGTATTGATAGCGTTAACAATAGTAATCAGTTATTTTCCGGTAATGTTTCAGCTACTCCTTTAAATTCTCCGACAACAAACGCAACTATTATAGTAATGCAGGATATGCCGCTTCCGTTAACAATTCTATCTTTGAGTGCGATTTTCAGTATGGAAGATATATCAGATACACAGTGAGGTAAATTATGAAAACCAAACCTACAAAACTTGTGATTAAGACTAAAAACAAATGTACAAAACCAAAAGCTAAAACGATAAAGCCTAAATTAACAGGAGAGAAACATAGTGTACATTAAAGAAAAAAACGTAAAAGATGTACGCTATATTCTTGAAAATCTCCGTTATGAAGATAGACTTGAAGCTATTGCACAGAAGGGCGAGGATTATAAACAGATTATTCTTGATGAGATAATGAACACTAAAACAAGAACATATCTCGGGTGCAGTGATGCAGATGATATTCCTGTAGGTATAGGCGGATTTTCTGATACACAAGAAAACGGTGTTGGTGTTGTATGGCTTTTATCAACTCCTGAAATCGAACGACATAAGACACGCTTATTGAGATGTATTATAGAAGCATTTGAAGAAATTGACAGTAAATACTGGCTTACTTGGAATATTTTGTTTTCTGAAAACAAGTTTGCAAAAAAGTGGCTGAAAAAACTCGGATATAAATTTGATAATCCGAAACCTGATGGACTTAATATACCTGATGGTTTTGAGTTTTTTTACAGGATAAGAGAAGTTCGGGGTTTAGGTTGTAAATAATTTTCCATAAGAAAGGCAGAAGATATGGTAAGAATACCACAATATAACAGAAGTGTAACACCGCAAAATACTCCTCTTGGATATGCAAGAGGGCAGGCAGACCCTAATGCGTTCGGGGTTGGAGCAACAGAGGCTTTAAGAAATACAGGAAAATCTCTCGATAATCTCGGGAACTCAATGTTTGAATTAAAAGCACAGTATGATAGAACAAAAGTTATCGAAGTCGGTAATATGCTTGATAAATATATCAATGATGTTTTGAATGACAAAGATAACGGTTATTTGTTTAAATCCGGTAAAGATGCTATGGGTAAATCACCGGAGATTATGGACGGATATGATAAATATTCTGATGAAATCATATCAAAGGGCGGTTTTTGGGGTGAAAATGAAAGATATATCAGAAATATTGCCGCACAAAAAAGAATGGGGCTTGAGAGATATTCAGAGGCTCATGACCGTGAGGAAAGCGATAAATGGCAAGATAGTGTCTATACCGATGCACTGACTAATATTTTTAATAAGGCAATAAACGGAAGGAACAATCCTGCTGATATTGAAAAATTCAGAAAAGATGGTTACACTCTGCTCGATAATTATGCACTTGTTAAAGGTTGGAATAAAGACCCTCAAACTTTTGAAATGAAGAAAAAAGAGTTTGAGGGGAATTTTAATGCTCAAATTCTTGATGCATATCTTGCGGAAGGCTCTTTAAAAGCAAGTGAGTATTTCCACAAACATAAAGACAAATTTACTCCTGAAGTTCAAAACAGGTATTTGCAGAGAATACACACAGAGGAAGTAAATTATGGTGCAAGATCAACAGCAGAAAGTTTAATTGGAAAGTCTACAGAAGAAGCATATAAATTCATTGATGATATAGAAAATATTGAAATGCGTAATGCAACAGAAAATGAATACAACAGGCTTTTAAGACACCAAGAAACTATACAAAAACAGAATGACATTAAAGCAAGTAATGAAATTATGCAAAAGGTTTATGCTGCTTATGATAATGGCGAAGATATTTATTCAATCATGAGAGAGGTAAACACCTCTAATATGTCACTTGAGCAGAAAGAAAAAATCTATAACAATCTGAAAACAATGCAGGAGCTTGAAGGTGTCGGGAATAACTGGGCAGATTATAATATTCTGCTTGATATGGCTGCATACAACAATGAAGAATTTAAAACCATAAATCCTGCAAATTATAATCTTACAAAAGAACAGTATAACAAAATTATTGAAATGCAAAGAAAATCCGCAGCAAATGAATACACTCCCGAAACAGAAATGAGAAAAATTTTAAGGCAGTTATCAGGATTTGCACCTCAAACATCGAACGGTTTAAAAACAAACGAGTATAAAGATGAAGTGGTAAGATTTCTTTCTAAGGTTGAAAGGATGCAAGGCGAAGCGTTTGATTTTAAAAACACGCAGCAGCTTGATGCAATAATGGAAGGTTTTAACTATAAAGATGCAGATGCAACTAACAAAAATATTGATGAAACAAAAGAATTGTTTGCAAGAGCAAAAAAACACGGTGAAGTCTATGACCTAATGGCAAGAGAATATATGTTATTCAAAGGTCAAAACAAAAGAGAGCCTAATCCTGAAGAAATATACGAAATGGCTAAAAGGTCATACAACACGATTGAGAACGAATGGAGAGAACGTGATATGGGGAAGCTCAACCGTGCACAGGGTATTTATGATAATGTTACTTCGACAACCGCAAAACAAGGAGAAACAAAAGTTCTCACATATTATGCAGACACAAGAATACCGCAAATATCAAGAGAACTCGGGATTCCGTTACAAGTTACTTCAAGATATCGTGCAGGTGATAGCGGCGGTCACGGTAAGGGCAGGAAGTGTGATGTCGGTATGGCAGCATTAAATAATGCACAACGACAGAGAGTTTTTGAAAAATTATTAACAGAGCCTGCCGTTGCATCTATAGGAACATCAGATCCTGTTCTTTTAAAAAGGTATAACAGTCCGCCAAATCCTAAGATTAGAGATTTAAGAAGCTATGATGCAAACTATAAAAAACGGCATCCTAATACAACAATGAATCACATAAACCACATTGATATATCTTTTGATACAAGATACGGCGGTAATGTGCAGGGGATATAAATATAGAAAGAAAAATAAAAGGAAGAAGATAGATGTTTAATACAGTACCTGATACAAAAAGTAATCCGATTTTTAGCAGTTATTCCGTACAGGATGCTAATTTTAATGAAAATATGGATGAATATATAAAAGCTCCAAACGATATTTATATAGAACAGCAGCAGAAAAATATAAAACCAGAAACACCAAAGAGAGATATAAATCAGGATGCACTGAATAATATCAAGGAAAGACCTGCTTTTTTAAAAGAAGAATTTGATTATGTTTATAAAAAACCGGAGTGGCTTGAGGAATTAGAGAAGAACGTTGCAACTCCTGAAGATATCGAAGAATGGAAAAAAAAGGGTGCAATAGGTATCGGTGAAGTTGCAAAGCAGGCAAAGAAGTGGGGTTATGCAGCTCCGTATGCCGGAACAACTGTAGAGGCTACAATGCTGATAAGGAATGCAAATACTCTAAGGAGATTAAAAAATGGCGAAGAAGTTTCTCCGGCAGATGCAGAATTATTATATGATTTTCTGCGTGAAGAAAAAGAAAAAGAAGTAAGGGGAATTACTTTTGCCGGAAAAGCTCTTGATGCGGGAAGAACAGGTTTAGGGTATTTGGCAGAGTTCGGGATTGGGCTTGCACTTGTGCCGGAAGCAGGTATCGGGCTTGCTTCAATCGGCAAAACTCTTACAACAATAGGTGGTAGAAAAGCTGCAAGAAAAGCGGTTGAATCTGCATTAAAAGAAGCGGCTTTGAAATCTGCTGCTCCTGCGGCTGCTAAAAAGACAGTTTCGTTATCTGCCGCAAAACAGATATATAGAGATACTCTTGCTAAAACAACAGGAACAAGGGCTTTAGCTAATGTCGGATTAAAAGAAGGAGCAAAGGAAGTTGCTAAGGGGTTACCACGTGCAATAGGTACAAGTGCTGCATTTGGCTCAACATTCATGTTACCTCATCTTGTAAGCGATGTTGCAAGTAAACAATTGGCAACAGGGATTTATATTACTGATTTCGGTGACGCTGTTTTGACTGATAGTGAAAATCTTGCATTATCAATCATGAAGGCTTTCGGTAGTTCAACTTTTGATGTGCTAACAGAAACGGCAGGTTGGACTTTTTCTCCGATTGCAAACTACTTTGCAAAACCAATCCAAAAAATATTACCTAAAAAATTCTTCACCGAGTTTGAGAAACTTGTATCTACTCGATATGGCATGGCTGCAACGCAGGTTTTGAAGAAATATGGATATGACGGCATACTTGAGGAAATGGGTGAAGAACTTTTAAGCCGTTTTTTATGTCAGGTGTTCGGTATTAACGGTCTTGAAGAATACAATTTTGATGGTTTTATGAATAACGTCTTTTATGCCAATGACCCTAGTCAATGGGCTATAGAAGCGTTGTCTTTTGCTGCTGTCGGCGGTGGTGCAAGATTGGCAGCCGGAACAGGCTCAAGAATATCTGATGAATGGAAAAAGAGAGAATACAACAGAGATATTGCACGATTAACAGAAAGAGCAAACAGATATATACAATCTCCGGAGCAGTTTTATCTTGAGCAGGGCTTGATCAAAATAGATGGTTCTCAATCTCTTGCAGAACAGAAATTGAGAGAGGTTTGGGATGAAAAAAATATTGACAAAAACTTACAGGATGAAGTTTTAAAAAATATGTCCGAAACTGAAATTCGCTCAGAACTTAAAAAAGCTATTGAAACAAAAGCGGAAAATACAACTCCTGAAGAAGCAACAAAAAGAATTGAAAATGATTTAACAAAAAAATTCATGGATAACAAAATCTTTGCAAAAGAAAAAGATGCAAAAACTGTTGCCGCTCTTTTTGCTGCTCCTTTACAAAAATTGAGTGAAACTACAGGTATGTCTTTGGAAGAAGTTATGGAAGAAGAAATGCCGGAAATTCAAAGAGAAGCCGAACAAGCAGCAAGGGATAACGGCAGATATGTTCAGGTAGATGGTAGAATTGAGGAAATCTTTAATGAATTAAACGAATTGCCGGATGATTTCAATGATGAAAAATATCTTGAAAGACTAATGAAAGAAGTTGATATTTTATCAAAGGCACGAGATGGAATTTTAACTGATGCTGAAAGAGAGGAAGTAATCCAGTTTGCAAACATTCTTCAACAAAACGGAGAAATTGAATTTGCTAATGAATTAAAAGAAATTTTAAATATTGAAGGTGGGGAACAGTTATTTCAATCTGTAAGTTCAGCAGGTGCGGAAAACAATGAAATTGAAGCTGCACAAGAAGAATGGGAAGAAAAAGGTACTGAAAGTAAATATTTTAAAAAGTGGTTTGGTGATAGCAAAGTTGTTGATAAAAACGGTAAGCCGCTTGTTGTTTATCATGGAACAGAAAATAACTTTAGAATATTTAAAAATACTGGTAAATCAAGGCAGATTGGTGCGAATGTGGGTTTCTTTTTTACTGATAGTCAAAATATGGCAAAACAATATGCAAACGATGCAAGAGTAATGGATGTATATTTAAGTTTAAAAAATCCTTTAATTGTTGAGCCTAATAGTGTAATAGAAATATTTGGTGAAAAAATTGAAATTACGGATGCTTTTGATTTCTTTACACAATTAGATATTAGACAAAGTGAACAAGAAACAAAAGAAGAATTGTTAAAACTAGGATATGATGGGATAATTTTAAGAGATACAAATGTTGACACACCTTTCATGAAGGATATTCATGATGTTTATGTTGCATTTGATAATACTCAAATTAAAGCAGTAAATAATAGAGGAACTTTTGATGCCGAAAATCCTAATATTTATTATCAATCTGAAATAGACAGAGAAAATATTGAAACGTCTTTCGGAGATACTCTTGAGAATATTACGGATGCTGTAAGAGCTGATGTATTAAATATTGCTGTTGAAAATAATCTTAGTGAGAACGAGTTCAACTTTGAGGATATAAGGGTTTATGGCTCTTATTCTAAAGGTCAAAATAAAGATACATCAGATTTAGATTTTCTCGTTCAATATTCCGGCAGTATGCGTGAAGATGATGCTTTTAATATGTTTGCGGATGCAGAATTAACACTTGAAGATGTAAACGGTAATACTGTTAAAATAGATATTAATCCGGTCAATGTTACGAAATCGGGTACAATTGATGAACATTTGGTTGACATGGATGCTCTTTATCAAGAGGATAACAATAAGCTCATTATGGCTCATGCAACTAAGGCGGAGCGGATTGATGATATTATAGAGAGCGGAGAATTCGTTGCCCCTTCATTGTCTATTACAAGAAAAGGGTCTGCAGAGTTATCAACAAAAAAATTTGGTGATGTTTTATTTTTAAGAAATCCTCGAAGGATTGATTTTCAGAATGACAATATTTATGACAGAGATATTTATTCTCCACGTCTGCCGGAGCCGGACTATAAATTGACAAACGGAACAACTGTCAATGCTTATGAATATAGTTCTATGCAAAGAGAATGGAAAGGTAATCCCGAAAGGTTTATTCAAAGATATGGAAAATCTTTTGATGAATATTTTAAAGATGCTGAAAAAGTCCTCTTTATGGGATATACATCTTCCGGTAATCGGAGATATAAACCTTATAAACCTAATTTTATATTGGAATACATTAAGAAAAATAAACTTGTTGGTGGTGAAAATGCAAATTACGGTTTAAGCAGTTTCTTGGCTAGATTAGCAAAAAAACAAACTTCAAAAGATTTGCTGAAAAGAGCTGCTAATGAAGGATTGCAAGATAGAGAAAATGCAGAAGAAGAATATAATAAGCTGCGTGATGAGTATGCTGATTTGATGTTTGGAGAACTCGGTGATTATTATCGGTTTGATGGATATAGTTGGCAAAAAATTTCTGATGAAGATTTTACCGAAATAATGCATGCAGTTGCAACAAACAATAAAAGAAAACTAAATACTTATATTGATACCGATAGATTACCGAAAGAGTTGTATAACAAACTCAAGGATTTTACAAAAAGAGCATTGTCCTTACCTCGTTCATATTTTGAAGCAAAACCATTGAGAAAGGTTGATTTATCCGAATTTCCTTATGCTATTGCTGAAAAAGGTACACTGTCCGATAAGCAAATAAAGGGTTTGAAAGATTGGGGTGTAACTGTTGTAGAGTATGAAGATGGTGAAATGGATGCTGCTTTGCAGAAGGTTGAAGATACGTTTCCTGAAGTTTATTTTCAATCTGCTTATCATGGAACTCCACACAGGTTTGATGAATTTTCACTTGATAATATCGGTACAGGTGAAGGGGCTCAAGCTCATGGATGGGGATTGTATTTTGCGGAAGATAGAGAAGTTTCAGAAAGATACAGAAAAACTCTTTCTGAAATAAATGATAAATGGTTGTATGACGGGAAGGATGTTAGCTCTATTGTTAAAGGTGCTGATATCGGTCTATATAAAAGAATAAAACATATTGGTAAAAAATCTATGCTAGAAGCCTTGCAGAATAGATTGAAAGAAGCCGAAGAAAGAGCAGCTAAAAGCAAAAAAGATGATGATGAAATATCAAAATTGATTTTTGGGGATTATGCACCAGATTTAAACGATATAGAAATACGAGATATTAAAAGGCAGATAAATATAGTAAAAAAAATTGATGAAAGTAAAATAGAATATAAACATTCAGAAGGTCAGCTTTTTAAAATTGATATCCCTGAAGCAGATGTCTTGCTCGATGAGGATAAAGGATTAAGAGAACAACCGGAAAAGGTCAGAAAAGCGATTTTTAATTATATGAAAGATAACCCAGATACTTTTAATATGAGTATCATAAGAAACCATGATGAACTCCCAGAAACTAAAAATGGAGAATGGTTTTATAAAGAAGTTGCTTTTGAAGAGAGAAGAAAAGGGGTAGTTGGGAATGGACAAAAAGAAGCAAGCCTATTACTTAATAAATATGGCATCAAAGGAATAACTTATGACGGACGCCAGGATGGACGTTGTTATGTAGTTTTTGATGATAAAGCAATAAAAGTTCTTGAAACGTATTATCAAGAAGAAAATGAGCCGATACAAACAAATATGATATATGACAATATTTCTCCTCGCAGATTGAGAAATATGAATATCAAGGGTGCTTTTGTTCCGGCAGAAAATTTAATTGAATTATTCAAGAATGCTGATGAGAGTACGATTATCCATGAGTTTGCACACTGGTGGTTATCTCGCTTGGAAAAATATGCTCCTAATAGTGAAGAACTCGCTCTTGATTTAGAAGAAGTTAGAAAATTTGTCAAAAACGAAGGCGGTGCTTTTACAAGAGAGCAGCATGAGAAATTTGCACGTGGGTTTGAAGCCTATATCAGAAATGGCTCTGCAAGAAGCAATCGTCTGAAAAAGATTTTTGAAGATTTTAAAAATGCTCTTATTCAGATTTATGACAGTATCAAGCAGCTTGTTTACACAGAGGACGGACAGCAGTATTCTTTCTCGGAAGCTGATGTTGCAAATCTTGAAAGATTGTTTGAACGTTTGTTGACAACCGAAAATGAAAGAATTAAAAAAACAGTTTTTGATAGATGCGATGATATAAACGAGAGAATAAAAGAAATCAAAGCACGTCAGGAAGAAGAAATGAAAGAACTTGACGAACTTTGGAAAGGGAATATTGAAGCCAATAACAGGGCATCAGATAAAAAAAGAAAAGTTGAAGAATACCTTGAACTTGCAGAAACCGCCGTCAGTCGTGTTCCGAAAGAAGTAAGAGAGATGCAACAGAGATACAAAGATGCAACACTCTCAATTCTTTCAGAAGCAACTGGTATGAAAAAGAATGTTATTGCCAATCCTCGCAACTGGGAAAAGGTGCAGATGGCTCTTGAAAACGCTGATGACAAGATTACAACATCCGGCGGTATGCGTGAGGAATGGACGGAATTTTATACCGATACAGGTGTAAGTTATGATAATGATGAAATCGGTGGAGATTACGAACTTGCACAACAGGCATTCAATGTTCTTACTGATGGTACTTATAACTTTGGCAACATGAATGAAGATGAGATAGGCAGGTTTTATGGTAAATTTGAATATCTCTACAATAAAGTACAAACACTTAAAGGGGAAGAAAAATCAACTGCTCTTGAAGCATTATATAGTCTGTTCGGAGATATGCCTTCAATGCCTGATGAGGTTGTTGAAGATGTAGTTGATAAATTAAATAAAATAGAAGTTGAGTATAACGAAGGACAAAGGGAAGATTTTAACAGAAAAAGATATCCGAATATTCCTGTTGTACAGCAGCTTCAACATTATGTTACGAGCAAATTGAATGATTTAAGAGTTTATGATCCGAATGTAAGATATAAAGTGAGAATCACAAAATCTCACAATTTATACAAAACAATCAAGGGTGCAACATCTGTTAATGCTACAAAAAGAATTATCAGAAAAATAAATGAATATGTTATTTCTGATTTGGAAAATCAAGCAAAGAGTATTTTGCATAAGGAAATACAGAAGCAAATAAAAACAAACTCAAAACTGGTAAAAATCGGAACTCTTAAAAAGGGTAAGTTTGATTGGAAAACAAACAGTGTATTTGCAGAACTTGCCGAAATAAATAAACTGAAACAAAAAGAAGCGTTCAGTCAATACGGTGCGATGGTTGATATTGATAGAGTCGCAGCAGGTGAAGAAAGAGAAAATAACAGCGATAATCCTACTTCTTCATCTGAATTAAAAACAGATTTTCAGAGTAATTTAAAAAGGAAATTTTTAGAATACCGCTCAAGTAAGATTAAGGATTTAAACCTTGCTGCAACACGTTCACTTCTTGAAGATATTATGACATTGAAGTTTGAAGGCAGGAGAGCAAAAGATGCACAAGAGCTTGAAAGACAACTTCAACGTGATAATATGAAAACTGACCTTGTGCAGAGAGTAAGGGTTCTTAAAAGTAATAAAGCTGCAACAGCTATTGCAAAATTTATTATGGGTGAAACTTTTGTGACATCCGAAAAAACTCTTGCGAACTGGGAAACATCGTTGAATGCACTTTTCGGGAGAGAAGTTGCTCAAAGATATTCACTCCTGAAATTGGAGAGTGAAGCGGAAATTTATGCTTGGAAGCGTTATTCTGATTTCTGTAAAAAAGCTATTGAAATTTACGGATTGAATAATCCGGTTAATATAGGACAAAAAGCGTGGAATAAGTTTAATGAATTTATAGATTTTGCAAACAATCAGCCGCTTGTTACGCTGATGCAGAACTATGAATCAGAAGTATATAACTACAAGGAAGTTACTTATAGTAAAGAAACCGGACAATTTGTTGAGAGCGGGGTTCAGCTTTCAAGAGCGGAAATTATAACACTTTATGCGTGGGCACAAAATGAAGAACTTGAACAGAGAATATTCACTCAATACGGTATAGCACAGGTTCAGCACATGTTTGAACAGGTTTTATCAGAGGAAGATAAGCAGTTTGCTTGGCTCTTAATCGATACATGTGACAATATGTATGACGATACAAATGAAGTATTTATAAGAACAATGGGATTGTCACTCCCTAAAGTTGAAAACTATTTTCCGTCTAAAACTGTTCGTATCGGTTCTGAAATAGATATGCTTCATGAAAATATGGTACGTTCAAGTAATCCTTCATTTATTAAGGAAAGAAAAAATTGTAAGCGTATCAAGATGAAGCCGGAGCAGCCGTTATCAATTTTATTGCCGCATCTAAATAAAACTGCAAGGTATGTAATTCTTTCCGAAAGGTTGAATTATCTTAATGCAATTTTTAAGGATGCAACAGTGCGTGCTGCAATCAAAGAGGTTTTTGATGGAGTAGAAACTCCCGATAAAATTCAGGCAGGTTCAAAGGTAAAAGGAAGGAAGAATAAAAAACAGAGAACAACTGGTGACAGAATACATGACACGCTTTTAAATCAACTCGGTTCTTCTACTTTTGAAAACTATGTAAGAGGACTTAATACAGGTAAGAACTGGATGGATGCACTCGCTACAAACTATATCACATCACGTATCGGCGGTAATTTGAAAGTTGCAATAGGACAGCTTACAGGTATGATAAACTATTGCGAAAAAATGCCTGCCGGAATGTGGGCTAAAGGCTTTGCAGAATGTTTAAAAAATCCGAAAGAAACCGTAAAATATATGGTTGAAAATTGCGACTATTTAAACGCAAGGCTTGCAGGCAACTCCATGAATGAAGTTATGCTGAAAATCACTGATGAGGCAGACAGGTTCAGAACTCTAAGGAATTTCTGTATTACAAACACAAAATACGGCGATTTGCTTGCAATAAGTTTTGGCGGTAAACCGTATGTTGATTATCTGATGTCACAAGGAATGACTAAAGAAGAAGCGTTTGATAAGTTTGTTGAAGAAACAATGCGTGCACAGCAGGCAGGACAAGCATCTGCAACAAGTGTATGGCAGAAAAAAATGTCAGAAAATCCGTGGACAAGAATGTTATTTGCATTTAATAATACAACTCTACAGTTTGAAAGAAAATTTGTTGATGCTATGGCATCACGTGCAAGAGGAGAGATTTCCAATAGAGAGCTTATAAAAGCCATTTTGATTTATAAAGTCTTTAATCCTGTGTTATTCACAACATTTTTGAGTAATCTGTCGTTTATGACTTTAATTAGAGGCTTGACTGGTGATGATGACGACGGAGTTGAAAAATTTGGAATTGATATGCTTACATCAATTCTGTTTGCCAATCTTGCTGCATATGGTGGCACCGGAGTAATAGCTTCAACAATAGGCAGCTTTTTAATGACGTTGTTTGATAAAAAAGAATATAAACCATTTTTGAAATCTGTACCGATTATTGGCGATGTTGAGAAGATTGGAAAAAGTATTTTGATGAAAAATGAAATTACCGTTTCTGATTGGGTTGATGCAATGGCTCTTGTTACTGATGATTTAACCGGAGTGCCTGCAACAAGAATGGTAAACAGTGCAACCGGAATAGGTGATATTGTTAACGGTGATGCTGCAGTCGGATTATTAAAGCTGATAGGTTACGGTAATTATCGTGCTAATGTTGCGGTTACTGGTGAGCCGCCGGAAAGAAATCGTAAATAATTAAGAGGAGAAGAAAATATGATACCTGAAAGAAATCCTTACAACAACTGGAATGGAAACGGAAGTACAAAAACTTTTGATTTTGATTTTTTGATTGAAGATGAAACACAACTTATTGTGTATCACACAAACTCAAGCGGAGTGCAAACTGTACTAACATACGGCACAGACTATTCCATAAACGAACTGGGGAACGAGAACGGTAGTTTTATCACCTTTCCGCTCGATGGTTCTTCTTATGAAATACTGGGGAGCGATGAAGTTGTATCGTTATGCTTAACTTTACCTATTTCACAAGAAAATCCCTTTGGCAAATCAAGTTATTTGAATCTCAAAACTCTTGAATATGTGTTTGATTATATTATAAGAATCTGTCAGATAATGAATAGAGAGCTTGAGAGGTCTGTTAAAACTCCTGAAGGTTCTGACCAATCTGCGGAAGAATTGATTGAAGCACTGAATGAAGCACAGGTTAATGCTGCAAATAGTGCAGCGGCTGCAAGTGCTTCTGCAATCTCTGCAAATAATTCTGCAATAGCAGCCGGAGAGGAAGCTACTATTGCAACACAAAAGGCAGCAGAAGTTGATGCAACTTATGAAACTGCTATGGAAGATATTGCAGAGGCTAAAACAGATGCTCTCACGAGTGTCGAAAGCAAAAAAAACACTTCAATACAAGAAATTGAGGCGGAGCACGAAGATGCAATTGCTACTATAACATCAACAAAAAATAATGCGAAAACAGAAATTCAAGCACTGGGTATTTTTATGGAAGATGATAGGTTATTTTACTTTGACACAGACGGAGTGAAACACGAGTTTAGAAACGACTATGGCGGAATTGCACCAATGGCGGTAAAACACAAAGAAGTTAAAAAGGTTGAAAGTGGATTTCTTTTAACGTGGACTGACCCAGATGACAGCACCTATCAGGAAAATGTTTATTGCACTTGGCAAAAAACTGTTATTGTCCGCAAAGAAGGTTCTTATCCTGAATCACCTTATGACGGAACAGTTATTGTAGAAAGCACTACAAGAAACCAGTATGCAAAAGAAGGATATACTGATATTTGCGATAACACAAAAAATTATAAATACAGAGCTTTTCCGTGTTCAATTAACAAGGTTTATTCCTATGATGACAAAAATAAATTCGGTCAATGGATTTACTCATTTACTAGAATAATGAATGAATCAGTACCATCTGAAAAGATTGTTTATCGTGGAACGAATGAACACTATAAACCTGCATATATGGATTTTTCTTCTGATACTTTTAAATATGAGGATTGGGCTAATGCTCCATTCTTATTAAAAGACCGTCTTGCACCTTGTGTCCTTGGTTTTAACGGTGAGGTTGAATACTTTTTAAATCCTAACAATTACAAACAAAAAGAAGATGGCAGTGCTTCTGATGTAACAAATACTGCACTTGATATAAATTGTTTTATGCGTATCAAATTGCTGTATAGAAGGAAAAAGGGAAATGCTGACGGAAATACAGAAGTAGATATTTCAAATGAAAAAGTAAATGACGATTACAAACCGTACGGCGGTTTTGTAAAATCAGATGGAACGTTGAGAGAATATATCTACCTGCCTATATACAGAGGTTCATTAGTCAATGGGAAATGCCGTTCAATGTCAGGCAACTTAACTCCAATGAGCGGACAGACTGCACAAAATGAAAGGAACTACTGTCAAGCTAACGGAACAGGTCATGATATGATAACTCATGCAGACAGAGAACTAATTGAGGACTTATTTAATTTGATGTTTAAAAACACAGATTCTCAATCTGTTCTTGGTCAAGGGAAATCAAACGGCGGCTCAGATGTCGGGGCTTGTTTGAAATCAGGTACAATGGACGAAAAAGGGCTTTTTTACGGCTCAACTTCTACGGCAGTAGGTGTAAAACTTTTCGGCATGGAAAACAGATATGCTTCACAATGGGAACGAGTTCTTGGAGAAGTTCTTGTAAACGGAGTGAGAAAAGTAAAACTCTGTCAGGGAACTTCTGACGGTTCAACTGTTTCAGATTTTAATTTTACTGGTGAAGGTTATATTACCCTAAGTGAATTGCCTACAATATCAGGTACGTCAAGCGGATATATTTCAAAAGAACAGACTGTGGACGATATAGGAACATTCCCTATTGTCATATCAGGTTCAAGCACAACCAATGAATGTGACGGTATGTGGTATAACAATTCCGGCACAATGGTCGCTCTTCGTGGTGGTCCTTCGGCCCATGGGGCTATTTGCGGAGTGTTCTGCTCTGATTTGAACGACCCTGCTTCGCATGCGAACTGGGATATCGGCTCGTCCGTTTCTTACAAGCCTCTTTAAGGGGGTCTGGGGGATTTCTCTCCCAGTGTAAGATTGGCTGAATTTTCAGGGATTTATCTGTCGCTGGTCGCTATTCGTGGTGGTAATTCGAACAATGGGGCTATTTGCGGAGTGTTCTGCTCTAATTTGAACAACCCTGCTTCGAATGCGAACTGGAATATCGGCTCGTCCAATTCTTAAATTAAAGATAAAAGTTTTCTAATGGCAGATATCTTCCTTACCGCTTGGTAAAAATTAACCGAACAAGAGGCACAGTTTAGTAGCGGCAGTTTTGCAGGTGAAAGACAGTGAGGTATTTAAGAAACAATATTTTGAATGATAACAATAAAAGAACCTCTATTCGAGAAACTTATAGGTATTCCGAATTTAATATTAGCAGTCGAAAATTCAGCCAAACACAAACTCAAAAGAGCAAAGGTAAGAAAAGCACTTGCACACAAAGAACAGATTGCTTATCGTCTGCATTGTCTTTTGAAAGAAGGAAAGCTAACTCTACCAAAACACAAAGGTATTGTAATCAATGACGGCATTGAGCGGAAAACAAGAATTATTGTAAAACCGCATTATACTTATGAACTGATTTTACAATGGGCAGTAATTCAGGTTTTGAAGCCGTACATGATGAAGGGAATGTATAAATGGAGTTGCGGCTCTATTAGTGGTCGGGGTGGTGTTTATGGTAAGAGATATATTGAAAAATATATAAAAGAAAATCCGAAAAAGATAAAGTATGCTGCAAAATGTGATATACATCATTTCTTCCAAAGCGTTAGCACGGATAGGCTCAAAGAACTTTTCAGAAAGCTGATACGAGATAAAGAAATGCAATCTGTTATCAATATGATACTTGATTGCAACTATATAGAGTTTGAAGGACAGATTGTTGATATAGGTTTACCAATCGGGTTTTACACGTCACAGTATTTTGCGAACTTTTATCTGCAAGGATTTGACCATTATATAAAAGAGCAATTACACATCAAGTGTTATGTCAGATATGTTGATGATTTTATTTTCTTTGGTGTAAACAAAAAAGAAATGCACAAGGCTCTTGAAAAGATATCGGAATATCTTGACGGTCTTGGATTGAAACTAAAAGGAAATTATCAGGTATTCAGATTTGATTACATAGACAAGAAAACGGGAAAACGTAAAGGCAGATTTATTGACTTTATGGGATTCAGGTTTTATAGAGATAAAACTATAATCCGTTGGAAAACTTTTATAAAGTCTATGCGGAAATTTAAAAAGGTTTCAAAACTAACAATAATTGATATTCACTCCGCAAGGCAAGTGCTTTGCTATATGGGGTATTACAAACATACAAACTCTTATCGGGTTTATCAGGAAAAAGTAAAACCGTTAGTGAATGTAGGACAGTGTAAAAAGATTGTAAGCGATTACGACAAAAGAAGGAGAAAGAAAAATGTTGTTAAATTGGAGAACGGCAGAAAGTCTTGTACAACCGCTTGAAGTGGATTGCACACTATCAGAAAACGGGGTATATTACCGTAAAAATATACAAGAAGTAGAAGCTGATGATGGCTCTGTAAAATATGTTTATGATGAAGTAGTTTTACCTAACGAGTTCAGATTCGATATCCTCGATACAGAAGAATACAAAGAGGCTATTCAAGAAAAGATTAACGAAATCAATGGTATGCTACACATGACAAAACTTGATTTTTATACAAACTTCTGTGTGCCTGCCGGAATTACTTATGATGTTCTTAATGCAAAGATTGAAGAACTCAATATGAAAGCACAATGGGAATTGTGTAATCATGTTTATTATGGTGTGATATATCCGTTTTTAACCGCTCTGCCTCTTGGCAAGACAGAAGATGAAATTATTGAAATATTTGAAACATTCACTCCGGCTGACGAATAAGTCTTTTTTATTTTTGAGAGGAGAGATTATGAGAACAAAACCTGCTGACGGGGTTGCTTTTGGTTACAAAAGCCCTCTAAAAACCTTGTATAAAAAAGGTAAACTAAATATAGACAAGGGGTTTTATGGTGGAACGTTGACGAAAGAAAACGTTACGCTTGAACATTTAGTACCTTATTCAAAGGGTGGAAAAACTACCCTTGATAATCTCGTTCTTGCAACAAAAGAAAATAATATGAAACGCTCTAATCTGCCGATTAAGGACTTCATAAATCCTTCACAGGTAAGAGAATACCTAAAACAATTTTTAGGGGTCTTAACAGACGATTTCAGCGGAGATAAATATATCAAAAAGATTGTTACTACTTTAAAAAAGATGGGGGTAAATTTATGAAGAAAATTGCTATTCTATTAGGATTATTGTTTTTTTGCTGCGAAAGTGTTTTTGCTGCTGATACTGGTGCGGTTATACCTGAACAGAGCGTGGAAAATAACCAGTCATACTTTACAGCAAATATTCAAAAGCAGCCGCAGGAAAAAGGATGTAAACAGGGTATAAAAAACCATTTCACCTTTTTCACAATTAACATCAACGTCAACGGTAAAGTTCTTAATTATACATTGCCGGACAAAGAAGGGGGTGCAGAATGAAATTTTTAAAACTACTTGCAGCACCGATTATTTTATTATTCAAAACTCTAAACGGTGCAAGAGAGTTTGTAGAAGATAGAATTGCAGATGTGCTTGATAAAGTTCAATCATGTGAAACTTTTGACACGATTGAAAAGAAAGTTATTACAGCAGGAGTAAAGGCAGGTATAACTTATTTCTGCGGCTCTTGCCCTCTCGATGATGAAAAACTTAATGCGATATCGGAAACGATTGTAGAGAAAGGGATTAATAAAATTAATCCTGCAATTTCAAAACAATTAAGAAAGTAGGTTCATGATGTGCGTGGTTACAAAGAATTTAAACGGCTTGCCCTGCTGCGTTGTAGAAGGCAGGAAAGGTTTAAAAATCACATTCAACAAAGATATGCCGGAGTATTATCTGCAAGACAAAAGTCTTGTGGGATTATCCGGTGATGAGCTAAAACGTGCGTTAGATAAACCGTTCTTCGTTGTCCAGGATATCAATGTTTTAATTGAATACGAAAACAAACGATATGAGTTCACACTGCGTAAATGGTATGACTGGAACGGGGCAAACGTGCCGCCGTTTGCTTGGCTTATAATCGGGCAGCAGAAAGAGCCGAGATTCAAACTCGCAAGTTGTGTTCATGATTTTATATGCGAACACAAATATGTTATCGGGTATGACAGATATTTATCCACATTGATTTTTGAAACGTTATGCGAATACTTCGGACGGTTCAATGCGTTTAAAAGATGGGCTATGTTCCATTCAGTAGATAATTTTCAAAAACTAAAAAACTGGCGGAGTGATCAAGATGCAGATAAATTATGAATTAATCGGAATACTGATTGCCGTTGTTATACAAGGATTATACCTCGCTTTCAAGATGGGAAGGTTCGAGCAAAAACTTGAAACACTGGAGCAGAAACAGGACAAACATAACAACTTAATAGAGAGAACATATCGGCTTGAAAACAGCATCGGAGTTTTGCAAGAACAGGTAAAAGTCGAAAATCACAGGATTGAGGATTTGGAGGATATACAAAATGAATGTATCAGAAAAAGGACTTAATTTAATAAAAGAATTTGAAGGCTGCAGGCTTCAAGCCTATAAATGCCCTGCTAACGTATGGACTATCGGGTATGGTCATACAGGTTCAGAAGTCCATGCAGGATTAAAAATAACACAGCAAGAGGCTGACAGGCTTTTGAAAAATGATTTAATGATTCACTGTAATAATGTTGAAAAACTTGTTATAGTACCGTTGAATCAGAACCAGTTTGATGCTCTTGTTTCTTTTGAGTATAACATTGGGTACAATGCTTTTAAGACTTCAACGCTCCTGAAGTTATTAAATCAAAAAAAATATAAAGAAGCTGCCGAACAATTTTTAGTTTGGAATAAAGGCGGCGGTAAAATACTTGCCGGATTGGTAAGGAGAAGGGAAAAAGAAAAAGCTCTATTTTTGAGCTGATATATAACGAAAGATTATGATACTATTCTTCTTCTTGTTCTTTCTGTGTAAAGAGGGTGATTTATTCACCCTCTTTTTTGTTTCGTAATGATTTAATAAACTCTCTGACTTTCTCAACTTCCCACTGATATAATCTAAAGGTATATCTTTTTGCCTGTTCACTTTCAGGCTTTTTGGGTCTGCCGGAGCCTTGTCTTTTACCGCCTCGTGTCATAATAAACCTTTCAATTTTGCTATAAATTTTTTAGTATAAGTAAAATCTCTTTTTGTGTAAGAATTATCAGAACCTTCATTATAATTATATATAGCACAATCAAGTTTGTATTCAATTTCTTCAATTATTCTTTTATCACTCGGATTTTCTTCCCAATCGGTTATATCCTGATAGGCATCTTGCACAAGTTCTAATTTACTATTGGCACAGAGTTTTTGAATTTTAGTTAGTGTCATATATATACTCCTATATTTGATTGTATAAATATTCTGCCGCCTGTATTAAATCATCTGCAAAAAATTCTTTTGCATAATCTCTGCATCTGTTCCAGTTTTCTACCAAGAATGATTTTAAGCCGTCAGTAATATCATCTATTTTAGAAAATTCGTTATTACTGATTATTTCCTTTGCATTTTCTTTTGAGATTTTACTGATTTTATCATAGCCTTCATCGTCAGCAGCATAATAAACCTCTCTTATATAATACGTGCCATAGAGAATATTTTGCCATACTTCAAAAAAGTGTGTTTGATAACAATCACTGCAGCCTAAATCACCGATTTTCTTTGCGTTCAGGTTTAAAAACTTGATTGATAATTTCATATCTGCCGCCTTTCTTTTCTGATTACCATACTAACAGTATAGCTTATTTTAGATTTTTGTCAAGACAAAAATCTAAAAACATGAAGAAATTTTAAGCGGCAATAAGTTTTTCAATTCTGGTTGACAATAGGATTGTTTCTTCTGTATCAATAATAGAAAATATTTCAAAATCGGGTTCGGAAATCGTACCATTACCCGCCCCATTTAAACAAAAAAGCACCATTTGGTGCTTTTTTGTTAGGTATATTTATAATACCTCAGTTAGTCTGCAGTTGGTTGAGCATTTTAAACCTGTTGCAAAAATTGTATGTTACAACTATCTTATATTATTTATTGCAGAATTCAATTCACTTAATGTATTATATACCGGCAAATCCTTATTTTCCATTACGACTTTGTCTATATCTGCATATAATGATTGATTGGTGAAACCGGAGGTATATAGTCCTCTGTAATCTTTAATGCTAAATTTATCCTTTTCATCTCTTAATACTGTTACTACATTTCTTCTTTCATCTAATATAATAAAACCTTTGTTAAACACTTTTGTTTTGCTTCACTATCTATATGAATTATAATATCTAGCATTCTATCAAAAATACAATTATGTATGATATCGCTATTAGCAAACTTTAATATAATATCTTTATTAAATTGATTAATATCTCCTGCTAAATCATCAATCGTGGAAATGGCATATAAGTGTGACTCAGATGTTTCGCTGTCATTGGATTTTAATTTATCAATATTATTTTGAACGTAGGTTTTGTATATTTCAAAATTTCCCGTATTAAGATTATATAATTGTAAATCTTTTTATCAGGTAAAAGCATATCTTCAATCATTTTTTTTTTTTTGCTTCTTCATCTGT